GCGATAGCACCGTTTCAACTTCTATGGGTATGCCGCTTGAAAAGCACAGCGCACCGCACGAATTCTTTTTACCGATCAAACAAAAGATGTATGGCGTAGTTACATCGCAAGTTGGTACTGCTGACCTGCGCATAATGACACCCGATGTGGATTGATTTTCATGCCTTACGGGATTTCGCAAAATCAACCTGACTGTTCGCGTTGGGCGGCTGTCGTTCAGCGTGAAGATGGTTCGTATGAAACCCTTGCTTGCTACGACACAAAGCAGGATGCGATTGATCGGATGGTGGCTCAGTCGCTTGCGGAAGATTTAGAACCAATCGGTGAAGTTGGTGCGCGGCAGATGGGCGAGATGGAAGAACCCGAAACGGAAGAACCCGAAACGGAAGAACCTTCTGATGATGTGGAAGAAATGTTGGAAGGTTTGGCTGAACAGCAGGAATATGGGATCAATCCGCGACAGGGTGCGATGTACGACATTTACGAAAAGATTGCGGAAGAATTCGGGAAGTGGGATCAGGGCATTGGTGCTGATGGTGCGCATTATGTAGCGCAGTCGCCTTTTGCTGATGAAGGAATGGTGTGCGCCAATTGTGTGTTCTATGAAGGTGGGCGTGGTTGCGAAATCGTTTCTGGTGATATCGCCCCCGAAGGTATCTGCAAATTGTGGATCATTGCGGAAAACAAGTTGGGCGAAAGCGAAGAACCGCAGGAAGAAGCGGCAAGTGTTGAGCGTCGCCAGATCAGTTTGATTGCACCCGATTTCATGGCGGCTTCGGCGCGGCGCGGTCTGCGTCTGCATGAAGAAGGTTTGTCTGGCGATGGTTTGGTTCCTGCGACTGTTGCGGATGCGCGACGCATGGCAAATGGCGAAGCATTGTCGGAAGCGAAGTGGCGGAAAATCCCTGCGTGGATTGCGCGGCACATCGTTGATTTGGATGCGGTGCAGGGCGATGAGATCACCGCAGGTCTGGTGGCAATGTTGTTGTGGGGTGGCGGTTCTTCTAAGACTTCTGCACGCAGGGCGCAGGCGTATGCGCAACGCATCGTGGATCAGTTGAATGCCGAAGCCGATAGAAATGCGCAACGCGAAGATGTAAAGTGTTCCCCATCTATGAGCGAACTTCGTAAGTCTGCAACCGATTTCCGTTGGTGCGTGAAGCAGAAGGATGAAAAGCGTTTCGTTGCTTTCACCAATCTGGAAGCGCGGCAGGAAGGCGAAGGAAACAAGTTGATCGGCTATGCGTCTGTGTTTGATAGCCCATCTGAACCGATGCCTTTCGTTGAATATGTGCGCAGGGGCGCATTCGCAAAGACGCTGAATGATGGCGCGGATGTTCGTCTGCTTATTGACCATGAAGGCGTGCCGCTTGCCCGCACCAAATCGGGAACGCTGATGCTTGAAGAAGATGATCGCGGCTTGCGTGTGGAAGCAACCCTTGACCCCGCGAACCCTGATGCGGCGCGTGTGATTTCCGCGATGAAGCGCGGCGATATCTCGCAAATGTCGTTCGCTTTCCGCACCATCAAAGACAGTTGGAACACGGATCGTTCGGTGCGCGAATTGAAGGAAGTGCAACTTTACGATGTTTCGGTTGTTACCTTCCCCGCCTACGAAGAAACGGTTGCCGAAATTCGTAGTGGACAAGCCGCACAGGAAGTCGCTATCATCACAAGTACCGCACCTGTGCGTTTGCGTTCTGCGCAGATTGCATTGGCGCGGCGGCACAGCCGCGACTGAGCCGCGCCACATTCGGCGCACTTCGGATCGCACTTTGGCGAACACATCCGAATTCAAAAAACAGATTGGAAATCCGATGAAAGACAAACTTACCGAAAAGCGTGATGCGGTTCTTGCACGCGCAGAAGCCATCGTTGCCGCCGCTAAGACGGAAGCACGCGATCTCACGGCTGATGAAGATGCCGAAATTGCGAAGTCGCTTGACGAAGTGCGCGATCTTGATGCACAGATTGAGCGTCACGCCGAACTTGAAAAGCGTGCGAAGGAAGCCGCAGACCTGCGTGCGAAGAACGCGATCAACGAAGTGACCACGAAGGTTGTTTCAGAAGCCCGCACCTACCGCGCACAGGGTCAGCATTCATTCATTGCCGATGCTTATTCGGCACAGTTCAACAATGACTTCGCCGCCCGTGAGCGTCTAGCACGCCATATGCAGGAAGAAAAGATTGAGCGTCGTGATGTGACCAGCGCGAACTTCGCAGGTCTTGTCGTTCCGCAATTCCTGACCGATCTTGCCGCACCGTTTTCGCGTGCAGGCAGACCATTCATGGATGCTTCACGCAAGCACCAACTGCCCGATGCAGGCTTGACGCTGAGCATCAGCCGCGTGACCACAGGTAGCGCAACCGCAGTTCAGACCGAAGGTGCGGCTGTTCAGGAAACCAACATGGATGACACGAAACTTGATGTTTCGGTTGTCACCGTTGCTGGTCAGCAGAATGTTTCGCGTCAAGCGTTGGAACGCGGTACGGGAATTGACAGTCTGGTTATGGCTGATCTTGTTTCCGCCTACCACACGAACCTTGACAGCCTGAATGTCACCACTTCGGCAACTTCGCTGACGAACACCATCACGCAAGTTGTGACCTACACCGATGCTTCGCCTTCGGTGGCGGAACTTTACCCGAAACTGTTGGATGCCATTCAGCGTGTTCAGACCAACTACTTCCAGACCCCGAACTTTATCCTGATGCACCCGCGTCGTTTGGCGTTCATTCTGGCGGCAGTTGATACCACGAACCGCCCGCTTGCTGTTCCAACCCCATTCGGTTTCAATCCGATTGCAACGGGTAACGGTGCGGCGCAGTACGCGCAAAGCGGCTACGCGATTGCAGGTATCCCGATCATCAGCGATGCGAATGTCATCACCACGAACGGTGCGGGCGCGAACGAAGATGTGATCATCGTTGGTCACACTTCGGAAAGCCACCTGTGGGAACAGGGCGATGGTTCACCGATGATGCTTCGCTTTGAAGATGTGAAGTCAGCAGAACTTGAAGTGAAGATGGTTGTGTACGGATATTCCGCATACACCGCAGGTCGCTACCCCAATGCATTCGCTTTGGTGGGCGGTTCGGGATTGGTGACACCCACCTTCTAGTTTCGTCGCTAGTAGTGGCGGTGTCGCGTCAGCAATGATGCGCACCGCCACCAACTAGGATGCGCGTATGAAGAAACATTGGATCGCCGCGTTGCGTGCAGAACGCGAAGCATATTTGCTTGCGGGTTTGGTTGAGCGTGCCGCGCAGGTTGATGCTGTGCTTGCTTCGTCTGGCGTGGCATCTGATGCGATTGTTGTTGAGACTGCCGCAGTTGAACCAGAAGTTGAACAGGCGAAAGTGGTTCGTGGGCGCAAACGAAAGAAGGCGTAAGCAATGGCGATTGCGAATGGTTATTGCACGCTGAATGAAGTGAAAGCCGCGTTGCGGATCAGCGACAGCACGGATGATACTTTGCTTGAAAAGGCGATTGAAGGTGCGTCGCGTCGCATTGACGGTTATTGCGGGCGCAGGTTCTACCAGCAGAACGCAACGATTTCGCTTTATGCGTTTGATAGTTACACCCTGCCTACGCAGGATGATTTGGTTTCCATCACCACCCTGAAAACGGATGACGATGGGGATGGAACTTTTGAAACCACTTGGACTGCGGGAACGGATTATCAGGCTGAACCTTTGGATCGCACGCTGACGGGGCAACCCATCCGAACCATCACCGCTATCGGCGGCAAAACTTTCCCGTTGTTCACCTTGCCTTCGTTGCCTTCGGCGCAGATCGTCGGTGTGTGGGGTTGGTCTGCCATTCCGAATGACATTCGGGAAGCGTGTGTGTTGCTTTCCATGCGCGGTTTCGCACGGTACAACGCCGCGCTAGGTGTGGTTGGTTTCGCGGATATGGCTATTCAGGTGCGTGCGGTTGATCCCGATGTGCGTGATTTCTTGAACCCGTACCGCAAGTTCGGGATTATCTGATGCCTGCTACGCCTTCGCAGGTTGTTACGGGTTTGAAGAACCGTCTTGCCACCATCACGGGTTTGCGCACTTTCAGTTATCAGCCTTCTTCGTTGAACCCGCCTGTCGGGTTTCCTGTCATCAATCGCATTGAATATCACGGTGCGATGCGTGGCGGTTTGGTTATTTATGATTGCACCGTTTATGTGATTGTGGGGCGTTACACGGATGATCGGGCGTTTGACAATGCGGATGATTTCCTTGCGTATTCTGGCGCGAAGTCTGTGCGTGCCGCCATTGAAGGTGACGAAACTTTGGGTGGTGTGGCGCAATCTTTGACGGTTGCGAATGGAACGAATATTTCTGCGGTGAATGTTGCCGATCAGGATTTCTTGCAAGTCGCTTTACAAGTGACGGTGAACGGCTAAGATGATGGGCATGGCACAGTTCAAAGTTGTTTCATCCCGTTTGTCAGGGCATCCGCAGGGTGCGTTGGTGACTGAAAAAGATTTGGAAGGTGCTAACATTGCCGCGCTGGTTGAAGCAGGACACATTGCGGAAATCGGTAGCAAGCCAACGAAGAAAGAAACGAAAGAACAGGACTAATCATGGCGATCATTGCTTTCAAGAATGTTGATTTCACGGTGAATGGTGTGAACCTTTCTGACCGCATGAATGCGGCAACGCTGACCTACGAAGTTGAACAGCAGGATGCAACCGTGATGGGCGGCAACCGTGCATTCGTCGGTGGTATTCAGAACAACACTTTGGAAGTGACGCTGTATCAGGACTTCGCCGCAGGTGAAGTGGAAGCAACGATCTTCCCGTTGGTTGGCACTACCACCACCGTTACGCTTCGCGCTGGTGCGCAGGCAACCGCCGCCGATAACCCCCTATATACGATTACGGGGGCGTTCCTAAGTTCGCATACCCCGATTGCGGCTAGCGATGTTGGTGCAACTTCGCCAATCACGCTCAGTTTCACGGGCGGAACTTTGGTCAAAACCACTTCCTGATTTCTCATAACTAAACAGAAGGGATCGTTATGCAGATTGATTTGCGTGTTGCTTTCATTGATGGAAGTTCTGCGGATGTGGATGCTGTCTTTGCTGACTTCATCGCATTTGAGAAGGAACGCAGGCGTAGTGTCGTGCGGCTTGATGCCGATATGCAACTGACTGATCTTGCGTGGTTGGCGTGGCACGCGGAAAAGCGTTTGGGTAAAACGGCTTTGAAGTTTGAACCTGATTGGGTTTCCACCGTGAAAAGTGTGGAAGTGCGTAGCGATACTGCGGGTGAAATCCCTTTGGACAAGTAGCGGATAAACGATCTGCACATTGGCAGATTGCCGCGCTTGCGTGCGAAACAGGTATTGCCCCGCAAGATTTGATTGATGCGGGTGATGTGATGATTGGTGCGATGTTTGATTATCTGCGTGAGCGTGCCGAAAAACAGCGTCGGCGCAAGTAGTACGATTGTCGCACTATGGCTGAACTTGGCAAGAATGCTTTTGCTTGGGAAGTTCGGGTGGATGCGATTGGGTTGAAAGATACCCTTGCGGAATTGCGTAAATACGACAAGGAACTTTATGTGAAGATCGCTGACGAATTGAAGGCAACGGTACAGCCATTGGCGCAGGAAGTTGGGCGTGCGTTTCCGATGGTTTCCCCGTTGCAACGGTGGCACATTGAAGGTGGCAGGAAAGGCAAGGCGCGTATGCCTGCCTACAATCCTGCTTCGGCGGCGCGTGGCGTGAAACCAATCGTGTATTCGGGTAGCAAGTTCGTCGGTAAGGAAGTTGGCATTCTGCGTTTGCAACAGATGGATGCGGGCGGGCAGGTGTTTGATGGTGCTGGATCGGCTAATGCTGGTGCGCGGTTCGTTCAGAACCTTGACAAGTATCGTGCCACGAAATCGGAAGGTAAAGGTTTCCGTTCGCGTGTGATGTATGGTGCGACGAAGCGCGGTTTGCCGCAGATTGAAGATGCTGTGCGCAGGGCGATTGATGATTTGAATGTTCTTGTCGTGGCGCGGATAACAAGCGGGTACTGATATGGCGTTAGGCATCAACATAGTTTCTGCGTTTGATGGGCGCGGGCTTGAAAAGGCTGTGCGCGAATTCGCCAAACTAGAAACGACAGGACAGCGGGCGCAGTTTGCGATCCAGAAAGCCGCGCTTCCTGCGGCGGCGGCGTTGGCAGGTTTGGGTTTCGCGGCTGTCAAAGCATCACAGGCGGCGATGGAAGAACAGCAGGAAATGGCGAACCTTGCCGCGACCCTGCAACGGGTAACGGGTGCATCGGCGCAGACGATCAGCGCGAATGAACAATTCATTTCATCGTTGCAACGCACAACGATTTTTTCGGATAGCGAATTGCGACCAGCGTTGGCTTCGCTTGTTCAGGCAAGCGGCGATTTGCAGAAGTCGCAAAAAGATTTGTCGTTGGCGATGGATATTTCCGTTGCGACAGGCGTACCGCTTGTGCAAGTAACCGATGCTTTGGGTAAGGCGTACAACGGAAACTTCAAATCATTGAAGGCGTTATCGCCTGCGTTGAATGACAATATCAAGGAAGGTCAGGGGCTTGATCTCATCTTTCAAGAATTGACTGCGACATTTAGTGGTGCTACTGCGGCGGCTACGGATACCGCCGCAGGCAGGATGAAGCAGTTGCAGAACCAGATGGCTGATTTGCAGGAAAGCATCGGTTCGGCTTTGCTTCCTGTCGTGGAACGCATCGTTCCGATATTTATGTCATTAGCGGATGCGATACAAAATAATCAAACCACTTTCCTTGTGATCGTTGGTGCGATAGCGGCGTTCAGCGCGGCAATCATTGCGGCTTCTACTGTCATCAAAATCCATACCACCTATCAGAAATTGATGGAAATAGAAGTGTTGAAGAACAGCGCGGCGTTCAAAGGTGCGGGTACTGCGGCTATCGGTTTCGGTACAGCGTTGGGAACATTGATGGTGGCGCAGGCTTTGTCACCTTTGATCAACAATTTGACGGGTGCGACGGGGCGTGCTGAAACCGCATTCAAGAAAACTGCGGTTGCGGCAAACGAATTCGCCAATCAAACGGGTAGTTCGGAAGAAGTGTTGAAGAACTTTTTGAACAATGTTTCTAAGGATTTGCAGAAGTTTGATCCGATGGCGGCGTTGAAGGGAACGGTGACTTTTGAAACATTCGGGCGGGAATTTGAATTGATTGCGGGCGGCATCAAGTTTGATATTGAAGCGATGGATGCCACCTTCAAGAAGTTTGCGGATAACAGTCCTGTGGTGGCGCAACAAATCGTGGATGCGATGCGGGCGCAGATTGCAATTACCGATCCGACAAGTCGCGCATACAAAGATTTGCAGGATGCGGTGGCGCGTTATGAAGCGCAGTTGCGTTTGGCTAAGGGTGCGCAGGATGCAATGAATGGTGCGGTTGCTACCGCCGCACCGACGCTGAACCCATTTGCAAAAGGTTTGCTTTCTGTCGCACGGGAAACACAGTTGGAAATCAGACTGCGCAACAACGCAAAGATTGCTACGGAAGAATACAAGGAAAGGGTTGCGGAAGCGGCACGCACTACGGGCGGTGCGGCGGCAACGGTGAAAACCGCATCGGAAAAACTTGCCGATTTCACCAGCGCATTGCGTGCGAACTACGATGCACAACGAAGCGTGACGGATGCGCAACGCAACAGGATCGCCGCGAACAAGGCGTTGGATGGGGCGGTGGCTAAGACAGCCGAAGCGCAAGCCTATTTCAACAATGTGGTTCGCGGTTTCCCGAAGAACAGCAAGGAAGCCATTGCCGCTACGGATCGTTATGCGGATGCGCAGAAGCGTTTGCGTGATGCGAATATCCGTGTGCAGGATGCGACGCTGAACCAGCAGAAAGCGGAAAAGGAACTTGCGCGGTTGCGTGCGCTTACCGCCGATCCCGAAAGTGTGGCTGATGCGGAACGTAGTTTGGAACGCTCAAAGTATGGGGTGGAAGAAGCGAACTTTGCGGTGACGGAAGCGGAACAGAAACTTGCGGAATTGCGTGCCGATCCAGAAGCGTCTGCGGTTGATATTCGTCGTGCGGAAATCGGGCTTGCGGAAGCGAAGTTGCGTGTCACGGAAAGCGTGAATGAAGTGCGGCAGGCGGAAGCGACGCTTGCGCGGG